CCCCCCTTCAGCCGGACCTTGCCCTTGGCGAAGTTGAACAAAAGCTGGCCAGCATAGGACTGCGCCTTGGCCACAGGCACCTGCATGCCGGCGAAGGTGAAGACGGTGCGGAACGAACCGCCCTGCCCCGTCGTCACGGCCTTGAGACCGAGCCTGGGCGGCGCAAGACCCGCCTCGCGGGTGGCCGCGCGGGCAAGCGTACGCGGAAGACCTCGTGTCATGTCGTTTCTCCGTTCTTGAGTAGGGACGCCGCGTGTCGCGGCTCGTTTGTCCCGCAAGACCTGGCGGCCTGCGCGGACGATTGGCGGCAAGCGGATCAGGTTGAATCGGGTTGGTAGCCGGCGGCGCTATCCGATTGTTCGCGCGGAATGTTTCACTGCGCGCGCATCAACGCCCGAGAAACCACGATTCACTTCGTGAGCAGGCGCGCCGCCGTTCCGCCGCAATGCCACCGCATCTGGCGTCCGCTCGCCCCCAATTTTCAGATCCTGGGGCTTCAAAGGAGTTTCCGGATGATCGTCAAGAAAGCCATGGCGGCAGTTCTTCTCACCGCCGTTCTGGCGGGATGCTCGCAGACCGAGTCCCAGCAGCGCACCACCACTGGCGCCCTGCTCGGCGGCGCCGGCGGCGCCCTCGTCGGCCAGGCCATCGGCCACGACACCAAGAGCACCGTCATCGGCGCGGCCAGCGGCGCGCTGCTGGGCGCCGTCGTCGGCAATGCCACGACCCCGCAGGAGCCGCGCAACAATCAGCTCTGCCGCTACCGCGATCCGTCGGGCCGCATCTACGTGGCGCCCTGCGACGACCGCTACTACAACGGCAATTATTGATCGTTAGCCGCCTTCTCCCCGTTCACGGGGAGAAGGTCCGGCAGGGGGATGAACGGCTGCCCCCACGATCTCAGATATCGGCTCTGTCGAGGGCTCAATTCGCAAAAAGCGGCCCTCAATCTAAGGCCCATCGAAAATTCGTGCATCCTAAATCGATTGCCGTGCCCTGCGGACGGTTCAATTCGGCCGGAACACAGCACCGCGCCTACAATGCGCGAGCTAACCTGGCGCTACGCATTGCGATATTGGGCAGTATTGGCGTTTTCGTTTCCTCAATACTGCGCGATCATCGCCTCGGCAGGCTCCCTTGGCGGCATTGAACGCCGGCAATGTGTCTCGCAACCACAAAGCCGCGACGGAAATTCGATTGGACAACTCAATGAAAATGACTACAACCTTCGTGAAGTTTTTTTTGATAATGCAACCATAAGAGGCATTCTTGAAACCGCTCATTCTCGCCGCGGCAGCGATGCTTGCCTTGCTATCCGGCGTAGCGCGGTCTAACGACGTGAATCAGCCGGCAACGTTATTCAAAAGCTGCCCTAAGGGCGTTCTTTTTAAGGCAGCCGAGTCAGGTGTTGTCGTGACCGTGATCAGACAAGGCTCCGGCAAGGCATGCTTCTCGGATGACTGCAGCCAGTTGCAGGCGGCAACAGCGGCGGAGCTGGTGACGAAAGAGGGAGAGCATGGTTTCATCGCCGGCCCTATGCTCTCTTACATGTTCGCCGTAGTGCCGAAGATCGTAAAAGACTTCAAGTGGCGGCCCGCCGAAAGCGCGTCCACAACGTTCTACACCATCCGCACGGATGACGGCAGCGACGTGGACTTCACCCTTCAGGATATTGGGTGCGCTCACTAATGCTGCGACGTCGTCCTCGGTATCAGCACTGTCGTTACGGGGGTGTCATCGCATCAGGATAATAATCATCAGGAAGCTCGATCCCAAACTCCTTAGGACGGAACGGAACGTTGTCTTTTGCCGTGCCGTAGAATTGTCGCCCAAGCCACTTTCCGTCTTTAATACCCTTATCCAGGCTTGACTTTTTTGATCGGACTCACCTGGATTTGCATAATTCAACCTAGTTCCGGCCACGGCACGCGCTCCAGCTGCTCGCTGCAATAAATACTCATCAATCAGATTTGATACTCTAGGGAATCTTGGGTCAGATATCGACAGCTGGTCAACGTCATGCTGTCCGTTTTTCCTACTTATTTCGCTATTTATGGCAGTAAATTGGGCGTTCTTGTTTAGAAGCTCGCGAAAATCGTTTCCGAAGTGCCCAGAGACGTACCTGTTCAGTATAACGTCGAGGACGCCTCTCGCTTCGTCTTCATCGTCGATCTGCAGCCACTCTGTCATTACCGCTTTCTTGAGGCGAAGAATGTCTGCAGGCGACAGATAGATAGACTTCGCAAATTTTGCGGGTCGCTCGGAATCGACACCGTCAGATCGGTCTGCGCTCGAATCCACCCCATCCGCGGCCCGCGCCTGTGGTCGAGCCAACCCGATGTCATCCAACTGCTTAGCCAACGCTTTGCGCCACCTCGGGTCCGCTATCCCCTCCAGCGCTTGCCGACGCGCTTCCTCGGGATCAGGTGAATCGCCCCAGGCCCTCAGCAGGCCCTCGGCATCGGACCGAGGCAGCGGCTGGGGCTTTGCAATGCCCAACTGACGCTGAGCCGCAAATGACTTGGCGAGCGCAGACTGCAAATTCTGCGGCGTCGATAAATCCTTGAGCGCAGCATCGAGGCTGGGGCTGACCCTGCGGGCGTAGGCAGCAGGGTCGACCTGCCTCTGTTGGATAACCAACGCGGCGGCGTCCGCGTTCAGTTCATGACGCTTCTCATCCTCTTCAAAGCGTGCCTGATCGAGCTTGTATAATTCAGGGTCCTGCTTCGGCGAGAATCGGTTCGGAATGGGTTTCGCCGCGAAAATGGACGCGTCGACCTCGTTGGTCGGCTTCACGCGCATGTCGGCTAGATATGGGCTCACATCTGCCCTCCAGTTGAAGGCTCTGGACCTCTTGCCGCCCTCTTCGGCGCCGAAGACTTGAGCGAATTCGGTGTCGTCATGCCTTGAACCGGAATAGGGCTCCATATTGTCTATCGCGGCCTTTGCCTTCTGCGCGTCGGTGTCGAGATTGGCGTGCCTCGAAATAAAGCTCGCGGCATCCGCGCTGCGTGCTTGCCTGACAACGTCATCGTATGAACCAGGCGATAGCTGAGCCAGCAGCGCGTCGATGGGGGCTTTGTCGAGAAACGCCTGCCCTACCCGCTCGCTTGGGTCGGCCTTGTGAAGGCGCCCCTCCTTTTCGCCAGACAAACCAGAGTTGTCGTTCCGCGCGACAGAGCCGGTGGTCATGCTATCGACGCCCTGATCGGGCAGATTACTTTGGTTGCTGGAAGAACCTCTCAGTCCAAGCAGATCGAGCGCTGTTTGCGGATTGCCGGCAATCAACGCCTCGACACGCGACTTTGCCGTGCGGTCGCGCCAGGCGGCTTCGGCCTGAGACCTGCCTTGCGCATCTAGGCCCATAGAGGCGATGAGATCGAGGCCACGCTGGCGCGCGGCCTCGAAAGCGGCGGCGTCGTTCGGGTCGCTCCGCGCGATGTTGTCGAGCTCGTCGGTCTGCGCCGCCGAAACCTGGTCTTGCTCATATTGCTTGCGGCGCTGGAGCTGCTGCATCGCCATGCGCAAAGAGCCGGCCTCTCGCAGCGCGGCCTTGCGGCTGGCCAGGCCGGGGCGCAGTTCGGCTGGGGCCTGCTCCTGGAAATCGCCGAACAGCGTGTCGAAGAGGCCGGTCTTCACCACCTGGCCGGTGCGCGGATCGACCTGGCCGTACATGGCGTCGTGCAGGCCTGCACCGTCGGCGGGCGCGTTGGCCACCGCATCAGCTTCCGCCTTGGCGATCTCATCGTTCAGCCGGCGCGCGGCGATCTCGGTATCGAAGGCCCGCTGCTGCGCCATGCGCTGCTCATGGCGCTCGGCAACCGCCTGCCAATGGTCGTCGAACTGCGGGCCTGCCGCGGAGACCGGATATCGCACTGCGTTGCCAGGCCGGCGCTGTGCGACGGAGAGAGGGATGATATGGACCATTGGCTGTTTCCCTGCCCAGGCAGTTTCGAAAGGAGCACGCGGCGACGGCCCGCCGAGCTGACGGCCCGGTCGGACAGTGCGGGTGCTGATTGTTTGGAGGTCCGGATGGTGGAAGCGGCACAAGGAACGTGGCCTTGGCGGCGGCACCTTACTTCTCTGGACTTTCGACGCTATCGTTCACCAGCAAGGGGAACGACGAATGCGGATACTTGCGATTTTACTGCTGCTGATGTCGGCCGCGCCAGTGCGCGCCAATGAGGCGAAGCGCCTCGACGATCAGATTCTGCGTTGCCTGCGGCTTCCCGCGTCGGCGGTCGACATTCATCTCAAGGCCACGTTCGAGGCGACCTTGGACAAGACTGGCAGACTCCAGTCTATTGCCGTTGTTTCCTATACGCCGCATTCAGCCACGGCCGCGACAGCGGCACAACAACTCTTGAGATCGGTCAGGAAGTGCTGGCCTCAGGGAGTCAAACGGAGCCCGGTGCGGTTTACCGTGGATTTAAGCGAATTGTAGCCAAGCAGTGCCCCGTCGCTCTCACCTCTCCTCCGCCCGCGCCGCCTTCTCCAGCGCGGCCAGGTCTCCGTCCTCCAGCATCAACTGATCCATGATGTGCCGCACCACTTCGGCGCGGGCATTGCTCAGCGCGCTGTGCAGTTCGAAGCCCTCGGGCGTCTTCGTTCGCGCCAGCCAGTCGCCATAGGACGGGCGGCGGTAGTAGCCTGTCGTGGCCGTCAGGTCGGCCAGCACCATTTCGCCGTCCTCGCCGGAGAAGACCCGCGCATAGGCTTTCGCCAGCGCCGCGCGCGCCGCGAGCGGGCCGCCGGCGTCGGAAGGTCGGGCAAAGCGCTTGCGGCTCATGCGGCACCGCCGCCCGGCGCCGCGCCTTGCATCCCGATGGACGGGGCGCCGGGCGATCCGCCACCATCCGCCGTTCCGGCCTGGGCGCCCTGCATCATCGCCTGCAGGCTGTCGAGCAGGCCGCTGTTGCGCGCCTCGACAGCCGCGGGCACGGCATCCTTCGCCACCCTGCCCGCAGCGGCGAGTGCCGCCATGCCGGTCTGTGCTTGTTGGGCTTGTGCTCTGGTTCCACGCAGACCTTCCACCTCGTCCCGGCGACGGAAGACGCGCTGCGGGCTGCGCCCGGCGCCCTGCACGACGCGGATCGCCGCATCGGTGTCGATGTTGTCCATGATGCCGGGGTCGAACTGCGCCATCTGCATGGCCGTCTGGACCAGCTGGATCGTGTCGCGGGCTTCCGCTGCGCGGCGCAGCACGTCGAGCGGTCCGGTGAAGGTCGGACGGACGGACTTGCCCGCCAGGCTCTGCGGTGGCACGAAGCGGCTGTCCTCGTCATAGAGCCCCTTGTCCTCGAGAAGGCCGAGCTCGCGGTCGAGATTGCTGGCGAAGCCGGCCTGGATGACCGAGCCGGAAGGTCCGAGCAGCGCGCCCTTTTCCTCCTGCCTTATCAACGCCTCGGTCGCCGTCATCTGCGGATTCTGCACCAGCGTCTGGAACAGGTTGACGAACATCATGTCGCGGATCTCCTCCGCCCGGCTCGCCGCGNAGTCGAAGGCGTAGCTGGGGTTCTGGCCGGTAGCGATCGGCTGGATCAACGGCCGGCCGTTGTCATCGATGAGACCGGGATAATTCTCGCCGGGATTGAGCACGGGCACATAGTCGAGCCTCGCCCTGGAGGCGGTCGGCGGGTCCGTGATCTGCTGCAGCGCGCGCAGGCCGGAACGGCGCACGGCGTTCTCCTCGCGCACCGTGGTCAGCGCCTCAATGGTCGGCGAGATGCCGTAGACATCGCCCTCGTAGCGGCGCCAGTTGAAGCAGGAGACCGGGAAAGTACCGAAGCCCGCCTCCCTGACGATCACCTCTTCCTCCTCGATGACATGGTAGGAAGCGAAGGCGGTATCGAGATAGCGATGGCTGTCGCCTGCGCGATAGAGCCTGCGCTCGTCGCGCGGCTTTATGCACTGGACGAGCGAGACGCGCGTGTCGCATTTGGCGGGGTCGTCGACCAGCGCCCTGATGCGCGGCGGCAGCTTACTATAACCCAGCATCTGCGCCGCCTGGCGGGCGGTGCGCTCGTAGCGGCGATGGAAGGTATCGACCTGGCCCCAGCGGTCGCGCGACAGATAACCCTCGGCAACGGGGATGGAGACATAGCGGATCAGCGTCGCGCCGAACCCCTCCTCGGCATAGAGGTAGGCCGGACCGTAGCGCACGACATTGCGCAGGCAGGCCTGCGTGGCCGGCACGAAATTCGAGGCGGGCGAATAGCGCAGCGCGAACAGGAAGTCGCGCAGTCCCTCCGCCCA